AAATAATGCAGTAAGGTCTGTGTCTATTTTTTTTGCAATCGCTTCTCCAAATAGTCTGCCAATGTCAGCCGCAACATTTCTAGGAGAGGCATTTCTACCTAAATCCGTTAATGTTGTCATGATTCCATTTTCAGATGCTGTAATAGTTACAGAACTTGGATTGATTGCTGTGTTAGATAAATCAGTTGCTTCCGATACTGCCGCGGCACTTACCACTGCATATATTGGCACTTCCACTGATTTTCCACCACCACTTATTGCATAGTTTTTTACAAGTGGTCTCATAATTGATCTTTCACTTGCTACAAACAATGCTTCTGCAACAATCTCAGTATATAATTCCGAGACTGTTGACGATGTTGTTTCGTTTGCCATTGTTTTTGTCCTTTATTATTTATTTGTTTAAGTTAATTTGAGTAGGTTTTGAATCTCGTTCTTTGCGATACTCTGCATATTTAGCACGATCTTCTGGCTTACTCATATCTAAATCACTGATTTTAAAAGGTTTGACAGTTGTTCCCTCAATGCTACTCTGACTCCCTGTACCAGACTTTGACCCTTGCGAGAAATGTGGGTTAGCATCTAAAAACTCTTTTACTCTTTGTTCAATTGTAAGTAGTTCTCCTTTTTCGTTATACCTAATATTAGAATTATTATCAAGTATTTCTATACGATTATCATCATTTAGTTTTATATCGCTTTTTAACAAATCAACAACTTGTTGCGGATTAATAGCATTCATTTTAGAGGCAACAGATAAAACTGAGTTATCAATTCTTTCTTTCTTAATTTCATTTTTATATTTAAGAATTTCAGTATTTTTTTCAGATATTCTCTCTTGCATTAGTTTTTCAAGTTCAGATTTAGATTTAGCTTCCTTAATTTCTTTTTCTTTTAAGGCTTCTTCATCTTGCTTTTTGATTTCTTCTAATTGCTTATCGTGTTTTCTTTTTTCAGCTTCTAATCTTTGTTTGATTATATTATCTAATTGATCTTGTGTAAAAGAACTTACTTTTGATTGTTCTTTTATTTCTTCTTTTACTTCTTCTTTTGTTTCTGTTGTTGCCTGAACATTTTGAGGTGCGGGTTCAACAGTTTTTATTTCTTCTGGCATTTTATTCTCCTTTACATTTTAAGTTTGCCACTAGGTGTGTACCAACTTGGCGACACATAGCTCCATTGATGACGACAATTATAACCACCACGAACAATCAAAGGGTTTCCTGACTTCTTGCCCTTCCAATTCCTTCGCCATAACTTTTTGACTTCATCAATTGTGAATAGTCCATTTCTTCGTTTATTATATACCCCTGAAATCATTTTTTTGCAATGATCTCTTGAGGTAGGTATAATTCCCCCTTGATATTTTAGCCATTTTAGACCAGCATCACTTGACTTTGCAAGGTTAAGTTGTGCATCAAATTCTCTAATAGAATCATTTAAAATAGTACCAGCATATCTTTTCATGTTTTCACCTGTTCTATCAGCGGCAAATTTACTCTGTAATATTTGAATATTTTTATCTAATTTTTTTCTTAATTTTCTTCCAGCAACAGTTCTTTTATCTAATTTTCTTATTTTTACTTCATCTCTTTTAATAATTTTAACTATCTTATTTAATTCTTTATCATCTGCTCTAGCATAAATACCATTAATAGTTTGCCTTAAATCCTTTTCTAGTTCTACAAATTCTACTTTTGTTAAGGTTGCTTGATAAACTTTCTCAGTTAATTTTCGTGTAAAAGTGTTAGATACATCTTTAAATTGAGTAAATGATTGTTTTTTGAGATTAGTTATCAATATCAAGTCAGCTTTAGTTAATTGTTGGAATTTTTTAGCGACTTTTAATTTTTTAAATGCTTTTTCAATTCTTTTGGCTTGTTTATTAAAACCTTGTCTAACTACTGTATCACTCCAAGCTAAATATTCTTTTTCTAATATTTGTCTAATTTTAGGTTGCATTGCTGTTGCTATTTTTAAATCAAATAGTTTTCCAGCATTATTAATAGGTAATGTTTTACCAGCTAAACTTGTGATCTGTTTTTCAATATTGTCTAAAACTTTAATTAAGGATTCGTAATATTTGGCTTCGGCTAATTGTATTTGATTAATTCTGTAATCTGCAAAATCTTGAATAATATCTGACATTCATTAAACTTCTTCTTCCTCTACCTCTTGATCTTCTTGTTGAGGTTCTTCTTGAGTAAATTGTCCAACTTCCTTATTGGCATCTATTTCATCAAATATTTCTCCAAGTTTTTCATCATCATCAATTACTGCTCTTGCTATCTCTTTATCAATTTCTTTATTTAAAGTTGGTGATGGAACATTAATTGCTTTGGCTTGTTGATAGAATACTAAATCACTTGCATAATCTCTTATATTGAAAGAATCAGGATAGTTTATTTCTCCATCATATTTAGAATTTTGATATTCAGCATATAGTTTAAATAATTGTTCTTCTGCTAATTGTAAATTATCAGCTTTTTCAGATAGTCTAGCATTAAGTAATTCAAATTCTGTTTGTAATGCTATTCCACTTGATACTGCTGTTTTAATTGTTCTTACTGCTCCTGTATGTGCTATTCTATTTATGGCATCAACTTTTTTTGTAATTGAATCCATAATTGAGGTTAAATTTTGTCCTGATGGTTGTAGTAAATACGGTTTTAAATTTGGTTCCATTTCATCTGGCATTTCAATAATAGCACCAGCACCAGCACTAGCATTTACACCAGGGGTTTTTACTAATGATGGGTGGTTAGTTAATCTTATTAATTGTTCTATTTCTGAAAATTCATTATAGATAGCTTTTTGTAAATCAGATATATCTGTAAGGTCAGATTGACCAATGCCTTTTTTGTGTGATTTTGCATTGTATAAAATAACTGCTGGTATTTTGCCAATCTGATTAGTGGCAGTATCTATCAAAATAGGTTCCGATCCATCTGCGTTTAAATAAATAGTATCAACAATATCTTCATACCAGCATCTAAAGTATGTTCCACCTTGTTTATCTACTTCCTCTCTTATCTTTAAATAATCTAAAACATATTTTCCATTTGAAAGTCTTTTATAATTCCAATCAAATACATTTTCTGGAGTTACGATTGATAAGTAAGGTCTTATATCTTGATTAAGTTCTTCTGCCTTTGTGTTTGTTTGTATTTTAGGTTTGTCTAATATTAAAAAACAATGTCCATAAATAGATGAATAGTTTTGTGCTTGTTTAACAACACTTGTAAAATTATTGCCCTCTAAATCAGCATCTTTTAAAAATGTTTCTAAACTAGCTTCTTCTGCCATAGAGCCAAAATCCCTTGAAGCTTTTACTCTAAATAAAAATGATGAATAAATTTGAATAATATTTTTACAATGATTGTCGCAAGGAGTGTTTAAAAGTCTTTGATTAAATTCATTGTCAAGTTCTAAATTATATCTATTTAAGTATTGACCTACCTGATAATCAAATCCACCATTATATGATCTAATCCAAAACTGCCAATGATTTATATTTTCTTGAAAATCTTTGTGTGTTTGTAAAATTTTATCTCTTGAATAAGCCATATTGTCTTTGTTTTATATTCCATCTTTGAGGTTGATATGCAAATGGTTGTGTTATTAATGGTTTAACTATTTCAGTTAAATATCCAATCGCATCATTCATGTGGTCGTAACCCTCTTCCTTGTCAGGAATATTTGTGTTTTCCTTGTATATCTGTCTTTGTAAACCTTTTATCATAATTTTGCAAGATGGCGATACAAAAATATATCTAATTCCATTTGCAGATTTTAATCTTGAATTAACTGCGTTCACCCTATCTCTAATTGGACTGTGTCTTATTTTACATTTAACATTAAAACCAGCATTTTGTAATATTGTTAAATCAGTTCTTCCACCAGCAGAAGTTTTTCTTTGCCTACAAGCTGGGTCAGGATAAACAAATATTTTTTGTTTGCTTCCATATCTATCCCTTATTTCCTGTACCATTTCATCAGTATTACTTGAATAAATAATAATCTCATCAACAAAATGAATATGATCTTTTTCTATTTGTGCTACACAAGCTGACATTGGGTCAACATTGAAATCTAATCCTATATGTAAAGGTTTTTTCCAATCTATTTCTTTAGGTTTAACATTATCAACAGCATGGAAATTATAATATACAGCACCAGCATAATTTTCAAATGAACCCTCAAACTCTTGCCTAAATGTTCTTATATCTAAATCTTGTTTAGCTGATTCTATTTCTTCTGTTGAAACTATCCCACCTTGTAAAGTAGTAAATTGAAAACTATCCCATTCTTTTTCATGTTTTCCTTTTTCATACATACGATAAGACCAATTACCATAACCTTTTGGAGAACCACACATTAGTACATCTCCAACTGTATCTGAAATACTTGCTCTTAATACTTCTGTCCAAGCCTTTTCATCTATATCTGCAAATTCATCTAATACTAAAAAATCAATACCAACACCTCTTAAATAGTCATAGTTCTCACAACCTTTTAATGATATGGTGCTACCTGTTTTTTTAATTCTTATTTTTAAATTTGATTCATTAATATCTTCAACCCAATTAAAATCTAATAGCATCTGTTTTAATTTAGACCATACTATTTCTCTAGCCATTTTAAATGTAGGTGCAACATACCAGATTGTTTTATTAATCTGTGTAGCATACTTCATCATTTCAGTAATACAAAGATAGGTTTTACCAAATCTTCTACCTGATACTAATACTCTAAATCTTTTATTGGATTTACTTATTTCATGTTGTGGGTTTGTAAGAGTTATCTTCACTACAACCAAACTTTATATAGATTCTGTGTTTGTTAACTTCATCTTTACCCATTGCTTTAATTTTATCATAAGATTTTGTATAACCATCTAGCATACATTCATATCCATCTACATAGGTTTTTTCAATTGTAAAAGGTGGCATACATTGTCCTGATAATCCAGAACATATAATCATTGTTAATAAAAATTTCATTTATCATGTTTCCCTTGCTTGTAGTATTTCCTGTGGGTTTGTATTCTCCAAGTCCAATGAAATATACTTCTGGATATTCTTCCAATCTTATCAATAAACCAATCAATCATAGTAATGCTCAATGTCATAAAATTATGGATACAATAACATATCCTGTGCGTCCTTTTCCAAATCTTGTATTTGCTTTGCTAATTTTTTATTATCACCTTTAACTTCACTTACTAAATTTTTTAATGCAGTAATTTCAGCTTCTTTTGAATCAATTATATTTTTTAATTGAGTTATTTCTGCTCTATTTTCATTTTCGTATGTTTTATCTTCTGCTTGTATCATTTTACTTGGTTCCTTACGCTGTCTATAAAATTGTAAACACGACCAAATTGTTTATCTATATTCATTAATTCATTTTGCATCATGCTTACTATTGTTTGTATTTCTATTAAAGTAACTAACACCCATGTTGATAAACCCATTAATATAGTTCCTAACAGTCCAATCAAAACTGTGTTAGTTTTTCTTGTCATTACTTGTTAATATTCTTAATATTTTCATTTTACTTTACTCCATGAATAGTTTTAATTATCTGAACTGTTTTTTTTATAGTGGATATTTGTTCTTTAGAATTGAACGAACTTTCTACATTAATTAATAATAATGCAGATACCAATAAACTAATCACTTATTTTTTCCAAATATCGTTAAAAAAATCTTGCCAGAATTTCTGAACTTGCTCTTGATATTTCTTTGCTTGTTCTGGTTGTTCTTTTAAAAACTTTTCAACTTGAACTTTCCACTCTGCATAAGTTGGAATATCTAATTCTAATTTAAACATATTTTCTCCTTTTATTATTTAATGAAATGGTTCCAACCCCATAATAAGACTCCTACGAGTCCTGAACAAAACATTAACACCGATATAGTGCCTTTAGATTTGTTCATAAATGCTTTTAAATCGTTTATATCTTTCCTTTGTTGTCTTATTTCATGTAGAATTAAGTCAATTTGTGGCTTTGTAGCCGCAAGACAAGTGCATTTATTTTTTTTTTTTTTAACCATAATCCTCTTTAGCATACTTGATAAGTTATATAAATGGTTTTTCTTTTAGGCCTTGTTAATTATTTAGTAGCTAGTGTGTATAAGATAATGAGAACAATAATTACACCAATAGTTACTTTTTTATTAGTGATAGCTAAGTTCCATATTCTCTTAGTGTGTTGTATTACTTTTTCCATAGTTCCTCCTGGTTAGTAATGTTAATTGAAATTATGGTTTAGGAAATTTTAATTTGGTAGCTTGTCGTTTTGCCTGTAGTTCTGTAAGCGTATCTCCACCATCTAGTAGAGCATGAATACAATCATTTTCATTTGGATATTCTGTTAGTCTATCTCTTTTCCAATCATTATTATCAAATTCAGATTGCATAGTTGCTAAACCATCAGTACATTCTTGTTCTGTTGGTAATTCAGTAATTAGATTATCAACTAAATTTCCATCTATGCCAACTTTATCTGTTAATTTTAAATTAGCATAAACTTTATTTTTGCTATCACTC